TCAGTTGATCGAAGGATGCTCTGGCGATGCTAATAACACAGAGGCATCGAATATTGGCCATGTAACTAGGGCGCTTAAGCAGCTTGCTGTTCGCACTGGCATTGACATCTTCCTGTTAAGTCAGGTCAATCGCGGCGTTGAGAGTCGAACCGACAAAATGCCAACCCTGTCAGACCTCCGCGCTTCTGGTCGCATTGAGGAAGACGCTGACATCGTAATGTTTATGCTTAGGCCTGCTTATTACGATGAATCAAAAGATCCCTATGAGCTTGCGATTAGTGTTGCCAAGAATCGCCATGGTGTTTGCGGCACACTTCGCTGTGCAATAGATCTACAAAGTTCTATCGTTTTTGATGAAACTCTAAGGAGGATTGATGGCTGAATTCAGAAAGTATTCCGCGCCAGACTGGTCTGCAATTTTTGCTGAGCGTCCTGATCTTGAAGCTCCTGGTTACCAGGAAGCACTCCAAGCCGTGCGAGACAAAACAAATCAGGCCGAGATCGACAGAATCAGGGCCCAGATGCAGGAGATTCTTAAACAGAAGAACAGCACCAAGAACAAGGCCAGGACTCAGGCCAGGCGCAATTCAGCGAGGACAAAGTGAATGCAGATGATCTTCGGCGTCAACAATCAGTGGAGCCAGAAGTGGAAGGCACTGTGGAGCATTCTCAAGAATTGTGCGTCGAATCTTGGCAATATCATTAAGAACTGCGCACACTTGCTCGGGAATCTTCACAGTTGCTTCCACAGCAGTTCATGGGGTGAATACGGGCGCCGACCAGCTTCCGCCGTCTCGCCCTTGGCTTAGAAAGGCTAGCGGCGCCTACCACTCCGGCTCTATGGCCTCCTCTTCGGCCGGTGGCTGCTCCAGTAGCTGCTCCATGGACTTCAGCTCAACGGCGTTGTAATCAATCGGCGGCATCGGCAGCCTGCGAAGATCGCGCTTGCTGGTGTCAGCACCGGCCAGGCCATGCACCTCCTGGTATCGCTGGTGCCACCTTCTTACCATTGCTGGAGCGACGAAACCCTGCAGCAGATTGATGACAGCTGGCGCGTCTTCGCCCTTTTCAAACAGCAGGTTGGCGGTGGTCCGCAAAATCCTGTTCAGCTGTGTCGATGCTGTGGTGCTCAAGGCTTGCTTGCAACGGTTCGCGCATGATAGAATAGGAGCTGTTCAGAGCCCCAACCAACCCCGCCAATGAAACCCGGAATCTTCTCCGACCATCAAAACGATGAGCTTAACGGCTCGCTTTCAGCCCAGGTCGTCAAGCAGCGAGAGCAAAGCGGTAGGAAGCTCTCTTACGTTGAAGGATGGTGGGTGATCCGTGAGATGAATCGCATCTTTGGTTTTGATGCGTGGAATCAGGAAGTTGTTGAAATTAAGTGTGTCAATCAGGTTGAACGAAAAATTGGTAGACAACAAAAAGACGGTTGGGGCGTTTCTTACGTTGCTCGTATCAAGCTCAATGTTGGCGGTGTTTGCCGTGAAGGTGTTGGCGCTGGCCACGGTATTGACGCTGATCTCGGCCTTGCCCATGAATCTGCAATCAAGGAAGCAGCGACTGATGCGATGAAGCGGGCTGCCATGACTTTTGGCAATCCGTTTGGTCTTGCTCTGTATGACAAGGATCAGCGAGCTGTTGAAGATGCGCCTCCCAGTCAGATGCAGGTTTCTGACATGGATCGCATCAATGCAGAGTTCGTGTCCAAGCTTAATAACAAGATGGAGTCCGTTGGCGTCAACAGAACTGGCGTTGCAGCCCTGAAGGCAATCATCGGTGTTACCAAGTGGGAAGAGGTCAAGGAAGGAATCCGCGACAAGCTTCTTGATAACCTGACAATTGACTACGCTGCAAAGCTTAATGCCGGTCAGAACAGTAAGGGACAGCAGGTTGTGCGTGTCGCCGAGGAAGTTCAGGCACCTTCAATTGCTGATCTGCAGTCTGCCGCTCAGGAGGCCCTGAATGTCTAATCACGAGTTTTACGAAAGGGATGGGCTGGAATACGCAAGGATCTCAACGATTCTTGGTAAAACAATGCCCATCTTCCATCCATCCAAAGCCAAGGGTCTTGGCATCTGGCAGGAAAGGGAGCCCAATTATCAAGAAATCCTTGAGAAAGCCCAGAGGCGAGGGACCATCGTCCACTACATGGCCGAAGGTTTCCTGACTGGTGGCCAGCAGAAACACACAGAAGATGCTCCAACTGTTGAAGAACTGACGCATCACAACATTGCTGCGTACATGCACTACTTGGAGCCATTGCTTCAGGAAATGCGTGACTCCAACTCTGGTTCATGCGATGCGTGGCCTGGGCTTGCAGAAAGCAATATGATCATTGAAGAGCCGCTTTATTGTCCCTATGGCTTTGCTGGAAAGCCTGACATCAGGCTGTGGTGGAATCAAAAGTACACGGTATGGGACTGGAAGAGTTCAAGGTCTCACCTTGAGGAGGGAGTTGAAAAAAAGCGCAAGCCTCGCAGCAGGTTCCATGAAGGATTTGTGCAGATGAGTGCATACACTCTTGCGCACAATATCTACGCAAAGGAAACTGGTGAGTATCCGCCGATTGAACAGATGGTGATCTGTGCTTGCTATGACTGGTGTGAGCCGACTCTTTTTGTCGAGCCGATTGAAAAAATCAGAGAATACGCCAATGAGTTCATTGATCGCTTTAAGATCTATCAAGAAATGGAGAACTCATCCTTCCCTCGTCAAAAGATTGAGGCTGTCTGACAGTGCCAATTTCAGCTAACTTTGATGGTTACGTCGTTGAAAACCCTGAAGAAAAGAATGGCGAGTACGGTCGCTATTCTGATTTGATCCTGAAGGTGAATCTTGGCGGCCGAGAAGTTCATTACGCGCAGGGCCGCTTCTACGGCAGGAAGATCACGCTTCTTCTCGATTACGTTCGCGCTAATGACTACATGACGATGACCGGCTCCGTAAGCCGCATCATGCCGAGAGTCAGAAAGGATGGTGTAAAGTGCTGTCACATCTACCTAAGAGACGCATTTTTTACGCTTCCTCCAAAGCTTGGGTTTTCGCCTGCTTTCAAGCCTGAGCTGCCCAAGGGCTACAACCTTGACGAACCTGTTGACAGTGACTCGTCCTCGGGCGATGATATACTGTCACTCTGACCTTTTGCCCCCACCCAAATGGCTTCATTCAATTCCTGTACGTTCAGCGGTCGCGCTGGCAACGATGCTGAATCCAAAACCTTTGGCAGCGGTAACTCTGTTGCGAAGTTCCGCCTTGCCGTTGATCGCTATGGCAAAAAGGATGAGCCCAAGCCCGGCCCCCTCTGGATTGCCGTTGAAGTTTGGGGAAAGCAGGCTCAGGTTGTTAACGACTATGTGAAGAAGGGCACTCAGATCATTGTGAGCGGTGAGCTTTCGATGGATGAGTGGCAAAAGAAAGATGGCGAAAAGCAAGTTACTCCCACGCTTCGCTGCATGAACTTCACGCTGCTTGGTGGCGAGAAGCCTGGTGGATCTCCGATGGCTGCAAAGCGTAGCCAGCCTGACCCCCAGGAAGATGAAATTCCGTTCTGATGAAAACCTCGCTATGTATCAAGAAATCGCAAGCCAGCTGACAAGTCTTCAAGCCAAGCTTGATGAGCTTAGTTGGAAAGTCGCAAAGCTTGAAGGAATGGTTCAGGCCACCGCTTCTATGATTCGCGCCAGCAATTCCAACAGGCTCAAGGCTATTCCGGCCGATGACCAAATGGTGAACACCGTGCCAGCTGAAAACGCCCAGTAAGCAATGCTTAACAAAGGCGATCCTTTCTACGAGGCAATGCTTGTAGAAGATGCGAGGCTCCATCTTGCAACCGTCATGGCGGGGCAAGATTCGGAGCCTTTTTTCATGACAATGCTAAAGATCATTGAAGCTGATGTTCACCATGGTTACACAACCATGCGTGGTAAGGAAATTAAGCTCAAGGGCATCAAAGATTTTGTCCATAGCGTTTACTATGGACTTGGCATCAAGGATCTTGGCGAATTTATTGTTGCTGTCACCAAGTCAGCACTAAAGGAAAAGTCAAAAAACAGATATGCCTACAAGTTTGTTGACTGGCTGAGAAGCGAAGATTACACCTTTTGCTTCCCAGAGTCCTTCTTTGAGTACAGAAGACTCATCAGAGATATTGCCAGAAACAGACGAAAAAAGAAGTTTAACAAGATTATTGACTACAGAACCGCAAAGTTTCTGTATCAAATGCAGCCAGATCTACTGGTTGATATAGGCCCAGGAAGAAAGTACAAGAACGTACAGGAATGCTATTACGCACTGGGATATAGCGAAAAAAAGGAGGCACTTAAGCCAATCAAGGTATTTAGAAACCCAACGACTCTTCAAGTTGAGGAAGTTGGTAGACTGCTTTTTGAGCGTTTTGGCCCAGGTAAGTCTAGGATCCTTGCATTGAAGCTGTTGGAGCAGTGCGCTGATGCGCGTGCAGCCGGGGCAAGGGATTCATCCGCTGCTCCTGACGTTTATGCAACCGAGCCCGAGTGGGCATGAATGGATCACCCTGCGTCTGGCAGGCCCGTTGCAGCCCAAGGAAAGGCCTCGCCAAGGCATGGGC